TCTCTTTCGAACACCCAAAATGCCGGGAGCAAAAAAGGCGCCTGCCATATCTTCAAATCTGCTTTCTACGGGGCTGAAAATTTTGAAGATTGCCCTTATCAGTACCGGTATCGGTGCGATCGTTGTCGCGCTGAGTTCTCTTGTCGCTTATTTGACAAAAACACAGAAGGGAACTGAGTTACTGAGTAATGTCATGGCCGGATTGGGAGCAGCTATTAATGTTATAATTGATCGGGTTGCTAAATTTGGAGGTGCATTGGTTAAAGTATTCTCTGGTGACTTTAAAGGGGCAGCCCAAGATATGAAAGCGACCTTTGCCGGGATTGGTGATGAATTACAGCGTGAAATAAAACTAGCTTATGAGTTGAACGATATCAGTCAGCAGCTGGAAAAGCAGGAAGTAATGTTGAATATGCAGCGTGCAGCTGGGCGGAAAGAGATTGAACGGCTAAAAATGATTTCCGATGATACAACAAAATCGACCAAAGAACGTATTGCAGCAGCAAAACAGGCTAGTGAAATAGAACAAGCCGACATGAAGCAACAGATCGAACTCGGGGAAAAGAAGTTGGCTAATTTGTTAGGTCAGAAAGAAGTCACTCAGGAAGTTCGGGATATGTTAGAAGCTGTTTCTAGTGGGTCTATGAAAGCCGATGATGCTATATCTAAACTTGGTCTTTCCGAGAGTACAATATCTGATTTGAGAGAGTTTTCAGATTTGTTTCAAAATGTAGTAGACAAACAACGTGATAGTTATACGAAACAGATTGAACTTCAGAATAAGACAAATTCCATAACAAAAGAGAGTTCAAAAAAGGTCCTGGAGATAAAAAAGCAACAGCAGGCTAAAGAATTAGAGTTGAGCCGTCAGGCTGAAGATGCAGCTTTATCTTTAGTTAAAGAAGGGATAGAAAAACAGAGACAAACGGTAAATGTTCAGTATGATCGACAGATCGAAGATTTGAAACGCAAGCTCAGTACTGAAAAGAATTTAACTGATGCAGCAAAGAAAGCGTTGAATGATTCTATAATTCTGGCTGAAGAGAAGCGTGACGCAGATTTGAAGAAATTATCTGATGATTCTATCCAGGTTCAGATAAAAAAAGAAACTAAACGTATTCAGTTACAACTTGCTGCGGTTAAAGCAGGAACAGAACAGGAACATAATCTCCGTCTTTCTCTGATTGAGCAGAACCGACAGGCTGAGCTTGCTGCTAATTTGTTGCTGGCTGAAGAGCTTCGGCAATCGGAAGCCAATATAAATGCCGCATATAACAAACAGGTTGCAGATGAAAATAAAGCTTTTCGGAAAGAGCAATTTGACAAACAAATAGATATGCTTAAACTAGAATGGGAGAACCGGCTGCTACAGGTTCGTGAGGGTTCTTTGGAAGAGCATAACATAAAGATTCAACAAGCACAGTCAGAATATGATGCTTTAGTGAATATGGATGCTCAGGCAAAGGCGACTATGTTTAAAACTGAAGAGGATTACGTGAACGCTGTATTAAGATTACGTGCTAAGATTGCGGAAAGCACAAAACAGATGAATGAAGACTTGGAGAAAGATGCTAGAGATAAACGGGCAGCCATCGCTTCTATTGTTGGATCATTAGGGAGCGTATTGGGTAGTATAGCGGATGACAATATCGCATTACTAGCGCTAACTAAAACTTTAGCTATTGCAGAAGTAATGCTAAATCAAGGTGTTGCGCTTTCAAGAGCAGCTTCCAGTACTAAAGGCATTACTACATGGGATTATCTTGCATCTTTAGCGACTGTGATAGCTGCTGTTACCGCTCAGTTTGCTTCAATCAAGAGTTCTGTAAACAAAGTGGAGACAAATGTTAAGGCACCAAGTTTGGAGACATCAAAATATGCGGATGGTGGCGATATTGTTGGTCCATCCCATGCAAATGGAGGTGTTAAGATTGAGGCAGAGGGGGGGGAAGCTATAATTAACAAGCGATCTATGTCTAATCCCTTACTGCGTTCTATCGCTAGCGCGGTAAATGTAGCTGGTGGCGGTGTTCCTTTCTCCAATGCAATAAAAGCGATATCTTTTTCAGAACGTTCTCAAATTCAACAAGGAGTAGCGATAGGAAATCTTGATTTAAGTGAAGATTGTATAAACAACATAGCTAAAGCTGTCGCTTCGATGCCGGCACCCGTTGTTAGTGTTGTTGAGTTTACAGAGGTACAAGATAGAGTGAAAATGATCCAAAATAATTCTACTATATGAAAGTTCATGAAATATTAGCCTTTAATAAGGAGTTATTAGAAAAACTCTATTCTGCTGGTTTGAATACATCTGATTTTTTATATGTCGATCTGTATAATGAGTATGCCCGGCTAAAAAGGGATGGATTGAAAAAGGCTTATATTGTTTCTTTCCTTTCTGATCAGTATAGTATGAGTGAACGAAAAGTGTATCAAGTTATTTCAAAATTGGAACAATCTATTTCTTGAATTGGAAAGATTGTTTATATTTGACTATTGTTTAAATTTGATATTATGTATATAGGTAATAAAGAAATTAAGGAAGGTCATTGTTTAATGAGAAATAATGTCTTTGAGTTTGTGGATAGTATTGGATATGCATCACAAGGATTGGATGAAGACGATTTAATTCAAGAAGAAAATAACGATGTATTTATACAACCTCAAATCAATGGGAATGATATGTCTGAATACACGCGTATAAAAGTAGATGTATCAACCCTAAAACAAATGGGATTCAATACTTTTAGTCATCCTTATATTTATATGTTTAATGAGAACGAGGTGCATGTTATGCCATCCGATCAGTTAGATACGTTTAGATATAAAACTAAAGAAAATGAATTTATCCCATTTGAATTTATTGATGATTTGCAAGATTTGTATTTTAATGATTATCAAGAAGACTTGAAGTTTTCTCTCTAATAAAATAAATAGATAAATAGGTAAGCCTTGTCTTTGTAAGACAGGGCTTTTTTTATTACTGCAAAATCTCTGCAGTGCTTTTTCATTTTATTTTCTCTTATAATATACAATATGATATAAATTTGCACAAAAAGATATTTTAAATATGGCGGTATTAAAGATTCACAGCGATATAGTAGATGAAGAGACAAGGCAAATGAACTTGTTTTGGATCGGAGTGGACGGAACTTCCTTTGATTTCGTCGATGCTTTCATTGAAAGTATTCCGGAAGACGATAACAATATAGAGTTACGATTGAATTGTCGTGGTGGTAATTGTATGGAGGGGTGGACCATTTATGATAAGTTACGTTCAACGGGTAAAGAAATAACAGCCATTATTGAAGGTAAATGTGCATCTATGGCTTCTATCCTTTTGTTGGCTGCTCCTAAAGAACGACGTTATGCCTATCAGAATGCTACACTATTGATACATAATCCTTATATACCACCTTACACTTTGGCTGATGCTTATGATGCAGAAGATTTACGACGTATGGCGGAGGACTTAGAGGTCGAAACGACAAAGATCGTGAATCTATACGTTGATCGTACCGGCTCCGAGGAAGATGTACTGCGTGCCCTTATGGCAGAGGATAAATTTGTTGATATGGATAAAGCAAAGGAATTAGGCTTTATATCCGAGGTGAAGTCTCCAATATCCGCAAAAGAAAAGCAACCAAAGAAATGGAATCACTCAAAAACAAATAATATGAATCAAGAAAAAAAAGTAACAGTAGCACAGGCTTTTCAAATGCTAGGAGTAGCATTAGGAGTCGTTAAAGCTCCGATTGTCAGTCTTGATCTGTCAACTGCCGACGGAAGCACTTTAACTGTAGAACGTGAAGATGGGGAACCACAGGTCGGTGATACAGCATCCCCGGACGGAGAACATCTTATGCCGGATGGAAGTACAATCGTCGTAGAAGGTGGAGTAATAGCTGAAATCCGCGATCCGGAAGAGGAAAATAATAATGACGAATTGGATGCTGCCAATGCGCGAATAGCGGAATTGGAAGCTGAACTAACGTCTTTGCGTGCTCAGGCTAAAAGCCAGGACGAACTTGTAATTTTGAATAAGGTCAAAACTATGGGAGGTTTGGAAGGCTTGAAGAAAATTGCAAGTAGCTATGTTCCTGATGCGCGAGGTTTCCAAGGCAATCAAGGTGGACAGGGTGGAAACAGTGATCCGGTTTCTCTGATCGATAAAAAGCTGGCCGAAAAACGCGAAGCCCATAAAAAGAAGTTTAACAAATAAAAAATGTTTGTATGCCTAAGTTAGATTTTACGAAATTAACTCCTACAAATCATGCTATAAAGAGTCTGCGTGATTTGTTAAACATGACTGTATTTCAGGATGAGATTCTGGAACAGGTTCTCACCTCTATGGGGGGAGTGGTACATGGCCAACGTCTGGGTTTCATTGGTGAAATGGAAGATGTAGGTAATGAAGGTTCAGGATGTAATCCTACCTATAAATCTGTAGGTATCCCAGCTGCTGAAAAACAATGGGAACTTGGTGATTGGCAAATACCTTTAAGTCTATGTTATGAGGATTTAGAAGGATCTATCGCTGAATACTGTTTGAAAGCAGGTACTGAAATCGGTGATCTGACATCTACGGAGTACATGGATTACATTGTATTACCCAAACTGGAAGATGCTATGCGGAAAATGATGTGGCGTATTGCCTGGTATGGTGATAAAGACGCGAAAAATAACGCTGATGGAGGTGTGTTGACATCAGGTGTCGATCCAACCCTGTTTACGATGACCGACGGTTTTTGGAAGCGTATTTTTGCTATTGCTGCCGGTAACTCTAATCAATATACAGAAATCTCAGCGAATGACACTGCATCTTATGCAACCCAGAAATCAGGATTATTGACAAAAGGTGTTGCAACATCTTTGTTTGAAAAAATCCGAATGGATGCAGATGGACGCATTGAGGCAATGGACGGATCGGCTATTTTCTGTACGAAATCTTTGGCTGATGCTTTAGCTTGGGATGCAAAACAAACCTATAATACGATTATGCCGTGGCAGGTTCTGTTTGATGGTCTAAAAGTCTCTGAGTGGGATGGTGTGAAAGTTTATTCTATCTCTTTGTTTGACCGATTCACAAAAAAATATCAGGATAATAATACAAAGTTGAATTTACTGCATCGTGCTGTATATACTTCACCCAGTCAGTTGCTCATGGGCTATCCGGGTAGTTCTGCTATTTCAGAACTTGATGTGTGGTTCGAACGTAAAGAACGTATGAACTATATCTATTCAACGGGTAAGATCGGTACTCTTATCAAAGAGGACGAACTGATTCATGCTGCTTATTAATAATCCGGGGTATGGTATTCTGTACCCCATCAAATACTCATAGATATGGCAGATTGCGAAAGTTTAATTAAAAAAGATATTGATATCAACTGTGATACTCCGGTTACTCGTGGTTTGGAAGCTAATGCAGTAATCATTAATCGTTCGGATATTGATTTTGCAAAAAGCGTGTTTGCTACAGGAAAAAGCAATGTTCTTGAGGCTCTTGTTTTGAAGACAGGAAAGAAAGGATATAAATGTTTCGTACCGGGCAAAACACCCTTTACCGGGACTAAAACAAGTCTGAATGTTGGAACCTATGTAAATACATTCAATAATGAGTTTGCAATTGTGATCCTTGACAACGGACCGGAAACTAGCGAAAGCATTATTGATGGTTTGGCAAATGGGACGTTTGTAGTCGTTTATGAAAACAAACATAAAGGTACAACGAAAGATGCTGCATTCCAGGTTTCCGGTTTTTATCAGGGTATGACTGCAACGACATTGGAGAATGACAAATACAGTGAGGAAACTGAAGGAGGTTGGAAAGCTGTGTTGACAGAAGAACGGGCTCCGAAATCAGGTTTGTTCCTGCATAAAACTGATTATGAAACGACAAAGGCTTTGTTTGATAGTTTAATTGCAGCAGCTTAATACTGTATAGGTATGAGAGTGAATGAACTATTGACAAATGAAGTGATCGAGCGTTTTCGTCTTCGGAAAGAAACACCGCAAGAACGGGATACGCTCGTTTCTTTGGCTTCTAAAGCTCTATGTCGCAAAATATCCTACACTTGTAGGAACTGTTACTTTGATGCGTTGATGGAACTCGTCAACCTTTATAAAACTAATCGAATATTATTTGAGGAACGTATGAAAGAAAAAAGATATCAGATTGCCCGAGGTGTGTGTATGCCTCTTGGCTTTGGTTCCAGTCGTATGATCGTGTACCAGAATTGTACGGATGAGTTAGCGATCGAATTTTTGTCTTTGGATGAAAAAAACAGTAAGTATTTTGAACGTCTGCCTGATGGATGGAAGGATGATGTTGCAGAATATTTGGATAAGTTGTCAGGGAAAGAACATATTCCTGTAGAATTAACTCCTGCCGAATTGGATGCTATCGCCGATATGAAAAGAATGCTTATTGAAGGTATGACAAAAAGAGCTGTAAAGGAGCATTTTGTGACCTTTGATAAGGTTGGTGATGTAAAGGTTACGAAAAAGTATATTGATTCTTTACTGAAAGAGGCATCTGAACAATTGAAGGCAGAAAGTGAGAAGAAAACAGATGATCCGGGTAAAGATGGTGCATTGGAGAACGGAGAAAATCCGGATCAGACGGAAGTGGATTAATTGATACAATAGACTTGTAAAATATGACAATTGATGAAGTAAAAATACCGAAAATACGTATTCCTGTAGCAGATGTAACCAACCTGGATATACAAAGTTATGGAAAGGGGAATAACTATCCTCAGATGATATTGCAGTTATTGGGTGCTTCCAGTAATGCAAAAAGTTGTGTTGGCCGGTATGCAAAATTTATTAGAGGTGCAGGTTTCAAAGATTCCTTATTTTACAAGTCTATTGTCAATATGAAAGGCCAGACATGCGATACTTTGCTAAGACTCTGTTCTGATGATTTGGCAAAATTTGGTGGATTTGCTTTGCACATAAATTACAATCTTCTATGTGAGATCACTAGCGTCGAGCATATTCCTTTTGAAGACTGCCGTCTGGGTATTGATGATGATACCGGATATATAGCCAAAATTGGCATACAC